AAGCATGAAGAGCGAGCGGGAGATTCAGCACTGCGTCCGTTGCGGCCGCGGATTGCGCGCTTCGGGAGGCATCAACATGACGGGGGACCAGTGCCTCGCCGTCTATCAGGAGATCGTCACGGTGGGGTTTCGCCCGCGCTCACGCTCCAAGAAAGTTCGCAGCGTTTTCTGTGTCACTTGCGGCGCCTCGCTCGGTCTCGGTCCCACTCCCGACGGGCAATTCAACATCAACGTGTGGGACATGCTGAAGGACATCCTGAAAAAAAATCCGGAGATCCTCGCGGCCGCGCAATTCCACCTGGAAAATCCCGGAGCGCAACTGCGCCCCATGCCGGGCTCGGTGACCGACAAAACGCTGACTACAGGCATGCTGAAAGTGCCCGCGCTGCCCGAAGCCAGTTAGCCGTGCACGGCTAGGCGCTGCCCGGCAGAAACACGGTGTGCGCCGTCGCGTCGCGCGCGGCGGGGTCGAGCGGGCGCGACTCGGCATCGCGCGGCCGCGGCGGATCCAGGCGGAAAGGATCCTGCCGCTTCATCGTCTCGCGGTAGGGACACTCCGGGCTGCGGGCGCGGTGTCCCCACGATCCGCAATCGCGACAGTTGGTCATCGCATGAACCCGCTTAAAGCTTGATGCCCAGCTCGGCGATGTCCGACTTCACGTCGGACCAGACGGCCTTCAGATCCGCGGCAGTCTGCTCATCGAGCAGGATGTTCAATCCGCCGGCCGCGGCCGCGCCGGTTCCGTCCGTGATGGCTTTGTCGGCGGCTCCGAGCACGACGGCGATCGCGGCGGCCGCGCGCGGGGTGACCTTTTCGGCTTTGGTTAGAAAATTCAGGAGCTTCGCGGCTCCCACTTCCACGTCCTTCACGAAGACACTCGGTTCCATGGCTGTTATTTCTCCTTGTCGGTTTTTTCAATCGTTTGAAAGCTTGCGGCTAATTCCTTTGCGGCTTCGTCGCCGGGCAGCGCCACGATCATGCCCGCGGTGAGCTTCGAGCGCTCGCGGCGGAACAGGTACACCATGGCCATGCCCGCCCAGAGCATCCCGTCGCCGATCGCGAAGCCCGCGCTCTCGCCGGCCACCAGCGGAATGCCGGTCATCACCAGAAACGACACCACGGCCGAGAAGCCCAGCTCGAACAGAAACTTCAGCCATTGCGCGTAGAGTCCCTGCTTGATGCGGCCGAGCACGAACGCCGCGAGATCGCCGAGTGGGTCCATGGAAAGTCACTCAACCACGGAGGCACAGAGACACGGGCCTTTCTTCTACCGCGTGACGACTGACTGACAGCGAAGCCTCTTACTTCTGCACGGGCGACTGCGCGCGGTGCAGGGCCCAGCCCCATAGCAGCGCGATCGGCGCGGCATAGGCGGCGTGCGTCACAGCGAACTGCTGCACCGATGGATTAAGGAACAGAATTGCGACGGCCGCGGCGTGAGCGATCGACGGCCAGTACTTCTTCAGCGTTTGCATGGAAAGTCCTCCGTGGTCTCTTGTGGCTCTGTGGTGAAACTGTTTCTAGGCTTGCGGTTGGGCCGCCGGTGGGGAAATGAATTCGTTGTAGACATCGAGGCATTTGGCGCCGCGGAGCGGATCCGTCGACCAGCTCTTCGAAACCTCGGTGATATAAGTGCGCGCGTCCGTCGCCTTCAGCGCGGCCGCGTAGTGCGGATATCTGTTTGCCAGGCGCTCGAGCGTGGCCAGGCGATCGCAAAAGCAGGCTCGCCAGTCCGGATACTTCACCCATGCGGCCGTGGTCTGGATCCAGCGGCCATCGATCGCCGAGCCTTCCCACTCGCGCGTGGGCAGATTCATCGTGTCACCCAGCGGGTGCGAGTGCTGCTTCATGCCGAAGAGATTGTTCGCTTCGCGCGCGAGCTCGCTGTGGCCCCACGTCGACTCCAGAGCGGCTTCACACGCGGCCATCTGCGGGAAAGGATGGTTCGCCTTCACCGCCTGCGCGGTCGCGGCATCGAGGAATTGTCGCTGCAGATCGTTCATGGCAAAACCTTTTTCTTCACCACAGAGACACAGAGAAAGCCAAAACGAAGGAAAATCGGGAGCGCCCGTACAGGTTGATTGGGGTTCTCTGTGTCTCTGTGCCTCTGTGGTGAAGAACTACTCCACTCCCGTCATCACGCCCGTGATCCCATAAGGCGAGTACTCGCCATAGTCGCCCGCCGACGTCGGACCCTGGTATTCGTAGATCGACGGATCCGTTTGCCGCGCGATCAGGTCGACGCCGATCACCGGCACGTCATTTTCCGCGCCGCCGCTGGCGCCGCCCCCGGAACCCTCCCAGGTGATGCCGCACTGCGTGGCCTCAAAGGTTGCGGCCTCGATGCCCCAGCGCACATGAGTCCAGCTGAAGCTGTCGCCGGCCTCGAGCTGCAATGCGATCGACTTGCAGGGCAGCGCAAAGGTCTGCTGGAAGCGCGTGCGCATCATCGTGATTTTTTCCAGGCGCTGCGCCATCCACAGCGACGTGGTGAAATCCAGCTGAATCTTCTGCCGCAAGATCTGGCCGCCGTCTTCGCTGTTCAAATAATTGGGTTTGCCGGCCAGGCCGTTCGCCTGGTACTCCGGAGCGCTCTGCGACTGCCACGTGCCTGGCACCTGCGTGAGCGAGGTGGCGCCGCCGGGGTTGGTGGGCAGGAATGCCGGAACGTAGCTTGCGCCCACCGTGTTGAGCACTTTGTCCACCGGGAGCCGCCAGTCGCCCTTGACCGGCCCCCGCATGTCGCTGTCGCCCAGCGCGATGGTCGGCGTCTGGTAGGCTCCCGCGAATATGCGCCAGAGATCTCCCGGAGGCACGCACCAGCCCGCCATCGACCCGCAGAGCGCGGTGAGCACGTCGAAGCGCGTGGAGCTGAAGTCGAATATGCCGTCGCAGGCGTACTGGTTCTCATAAACCTTGGTGCCATCCGCGTTCCAGATGATGAGCTGCTGCTCTTCGCACACGTTGGCCGCGGCAATCGTCGCCGATGCATCGATCGTGGCCGCGGGCGCGTCAAAGCCATAGTCGCTGTTTTGCAAATAGTCGTTCACCACCAGCGCGGGGTTCGATGGGTTGATCGCATTCCACGAGCGGCCCAGGCACACCCAGGTCTGCGCATTGTCGGTGGTTATGCCGCCGACGTTTTCAGAAAAGTTGCTGGGCTCGCTCGCGCCGGTAGTTCCGCCGGCCACCGTCGCCTGCTGCAGATAGCCGAGCGGCGCTTCGATAATGGCATACTGGTTTACGGCGAAATTTGGAATCCATGCGTCGTTGACCAGTCGCCCGTTCAGCAGGTGCCCTTGGGGGTTGCTGTCGGCGCAGAACGAAATCGTCGTCATGCCTTCGCCGGAACTCCGCCAGCTCAGCCCTCCATCGCCCAGCGTGAAGCCGCTGCTGTCATTGGCTTCGAAGTTGGGGCGGCTCGCTCCCGAGGTTCCAGAAGAATTTTGCTGCACCCACACGGTGCCATTGTTGTCGACGATGTAGTTGTACTTCACGTAGCCGCTCAATGAGGCCCAGGCGGTGACCACGCGCGGGTCGAGCAGCTTTTTGCCGGTGATGAGGAATTGAATGTTCGGGATCTGCCCACTCGGGAACACGGCCGTCCACCCGGAATCGTAGCGGCAGAGCACGTGCACCTTGGCGCAGCCATGCTGCAGGCAGGCGGAAGTCCACGTGGGGTCGCTCGCGGCCAGGTTCGGGAAAGGCTGGGCGCCCCAGTCGCGGCCAAAATCGAACTCGAAAAACATGTGCTGCCAGTAAAAATCGTTGGCGGTGGAGTTGCCGTCTGGGTAGACGTGCCAGAGGGTGTCGCCCGCGCCGGCGGGATCGTAGAGCAGGTCGGTGCCAAAGTTGTAGACCGAGCCATTGATCATCACGGCGTCAAAGCTCGAGATCTCATGCCCCGTGAGCGTGTAGACCAGGTGCAGGTACTCGTTGGTGGTGAGGACGTTCTGAGATGGAGGAAAGCTGGCATAGGTGGGCGGCATTTGCGGCGTGAGCGAGCGCCCGTAGCCCACGCGCCGCGGCGAAGGCCCGCTGGTGAAGTTGAGCGTGTTGGCAGCGCCCACCGCGGGCAGGTTGGGGCGCAACGCCAGCCCCACGCCGGTGAGCGCGGTGGTGAGGCCTATGCCGATCATGGCGTTCATCACCGCGACATTGCCCTGCAGCGCGATGAGCCCGACCGGCCCGGAAGCGAGAGCCAGCCCGATGCCGCCGACGATCAGCCCGACTTCTTCAACGGTCTTCGACATTCAAACTTTCCAGGCGCGGCGCCAGCGGTGCATGTGTACGCGCTTCAGTCCGATGGCCGACATACAGACGGCGTGGCGGCCGTCGAGGCTCACCACGCCGAGCGCGCCGTATGTGCTCGGATTCTTCGGAGTGCCGTTATCCACCCACACCACATCGCCGCGCCGCGCGAGAGTCACCGGCCTCACTTCGGCCATGCCATTCGCGGCGGCGATCGCCGCGGCAAAATCGCCGAGCGCTGTAGGCGAGGAGCCTCCATTCAGGAAGAGCGCTTCAGCCCCGGCTTCGTCCGTGTACTTCCCGCGGTAAGCCACAGCCACGTCGACGCCGGTGGCTTCGCGGATCCAGCGCGCCGCAAACTGCCCGCAGTCGTAAGTTCCCCAGGCGAACGTCACCGCCTGTGACGTGGAGATAAGCTGATGCAGCCGGCGCGGCCATTGGTAGTGCCGTTCCATTTCTAGTTGTGCACGATCAGCGCGCAGGCGGCGCGATACTGGCCGCCGGGAATTTGGAGGGGCAGTAAGGGCAGGTTCAGCGGAGTGGGCACGCGCACCATAATGCTGCACTTGCCTGGAGCGATGCCGGTGACCAGGAGGCCGCTATCGACGGTGGCCACGGCCGGGTTGCTCGAGGCCGCACATAAGGTGAAATCGGGACCGCTGCCGGTGGATCCGGGCATCTTCTTCAAGCTGCCATCCGAGTAATTGATTTGCGTGTAGATCTGGATCGTGCCGCCCACGGCAACGTCCGCGCCGTTGGGGATCACGCCCATGCTGATCGGGTAAGGCGAGCCGCTGGCGTAGGGCGAAGGCCAGAAGAGCGTGAGGTTGCCCAGCGCGTCGACAAAGCTGAAGCCGAGG